GACGTACAACTCCGCCTCTAGCTCGTCGCGTTTGCGATCGTCCTCCATCAACATCTTCTCGCGGCCAAGTTGCAGCTCGGCTGCCTTTTTCTGAATGTCCGCTTGGATTTGCTGGATTTGCACCTGAATGAGCTGCTCGTTGATGTCTGGCTTGTCTTCTTGTGGTGGCGCTTGGAACTGTGATGGGTCTGACCAGAATTGCGATGTATCCTTGAACCCTGCAAGCTCTGTCATCGCCTTCAGCGTATTTGACAGCTTCTGCATGTCGGTCAACGGGTTTACCGCGCCCATGGTCGCCATGGCCTCTTTCTGCATCTCACCGATCTGGCGCAACATCATCATGCGCTCAGTGTCAGTTCCGCGGCCAAGTGCGACGTTAATGGATACATCCATATTCGCATTCCACGCGCGCGGGTCGATCGGCACAAACTGGTTGGCCAAGCGGATCATGCGCGGCTGATCCTGATGCGTCGTAATTAAGTGCAACACGATCTTGTAAAGCTGCTTCATTCCGGTTTCTGCGAAGATACGCGCAATCATCTCAATATGCTGCTGAGCGCTCGACACAGTCGCGTTTACCGCTGCCGCGGTGGATGACTGCAACGCACCCGCATCCAAGCCCATAGACGCCTTTGAGATGCCTGTGCGAGCCTCTTTGATCTCGTCCATGTATTGCAGAACTGGGAATGCCTGTTGGCCAACGAATGGCATAGATAACGGCTGCACCTGACCGGCGCTGCGCTGGCGGATAATTGAGCCAACTTCTGTGTTCATCACGTCTTCGATGTTAACCATGCCCTCGGTTACCGCGATGCGCGGGTGAATAGACATCGCCAAGCTATCGAGCGTGTTACGCATGATGACAGACTTAATGCGCTGGATATCCATGACGGTGTCCGCAATAGACATGCCGAAAAAGTCGTGCGCCTCTGGATCGGGGCAGAACACGGCAAACGGCAACATCGCGCACGGCTCGTTCATGAGTATCTTTTTACCGTCGCCCGCGGTGCAAATTTTACGCAGCTCCGCGATCCCGTCGCCGTCGTAATCGACGCGGATGTAGTTTTCGACGTAGAGCACTTTCTTCATCGCCGGATCGTTGCGCTCGTTCATCTCGTTGCTAAGCGCCTTGTTGCGAGTGTAGCGCTCGACGTTCGTCTCCATGTCGTCGTATGACGACCCAAGCGACACGACGTCGTCGTAATCGTAGCCCATAGCCACAAGCTCAGAGACGGTCACAATGCGTCGGTGCGCGACATAGTCGGCGTCCTCAAGGGATTTGCTTTCACGGCTAATCAGGAACTCTTCTGGCGGTACGGCTTCCATCTTCACGCGGCCATCCGGATACGTGTATGTCGCGCGCACTGCATGCACCATGGGCGGAGGAATGATCTGTCCGGTCATAGGGTCAATCTGAGGCTCTCCGAACGGCTCGGATGCGACGATCTCAACGTCCACATTTGGGTCTGCCATAATCGCGCTCAAGGCGTTGTCGTCGAGGCCAGTGAGCTGGTGTGTCTCAAAGCGTGTCTGGTCATCCCAGTAGCACTTTAACACGCCGGCCTTGCGGATCAGCGCGTCCTTGAACGCGGCGTGGATGTGCAGGAAGCCGTTGTTGTCACGATTGATAATGTAGTTCGCGTATTCCGTTGCCTGCTTGGCGGCCGCAACGTCTTCTGGCCCTTGTGGGGCGTATTCAACTGTGTGGTCGGTGCCATGGAAAATGCGCATCAGAGACGGCATGATCGCCTGCACGGTGTCACGCACGTCCATGCTGACAACTTGGCTGCGGCCGTCTTCTTCATCGCCAAACGGCTCGCCGCGGTAATACTGCGTAGCTGTCGCGCGTGTGGGGCTGATCCAGTTGTCGATAAAATCGATTGCGTCGTCGATCTCTTTGCCGACGATGCCTTGCAGCTCGTCATCGTCCATCTGGTTAGAGTTTAGCTCGGCTTCTAGTTGCGCCGCCAGTTCGTTGATTTCGTAGTCCATGTACGGCTCCTATCTGCTTAAATAACCTTCGACGTCGGCAAGTAGGCCAGAGCTAAGCTGTGGCTGCTTCCGCATCGACATAGGTGTTTTTGCCATTTTAGCGGCGTCGTTCTTCATTGCCCTGCGCCCAAGCTGCAATCCTTTGAATCCACCATAAATCAACGGGGCAGCATCCAGACCAAGCATTGCAATGTGGCCAAGCATATCGAGCTGGCGCCCTTCTTGGTATGCGTCTCTAATTTTTCTAGAGCCGCCATAGAGATCGTCGGCAACGTATGGGGCGTTTGCGACCGGCACCATCTCAGCGACTTTTGACATCGCGACAGCTTCCATAGGATCGCGCCCCTCATCGATCAGCGACTGCACCGTACCGCGGCGTGCGTTAAACATGTTGGGCTCGACGTTCATGTAATCCATGAAACTGGAAAGCTGGTCTTCAGTATACAGGTAATCGCCAAAATCGCGGTAAGTGCGTCCTTGGTCGTCGGTCTTGTATACCAACTTGCGCGCGTATGGATCGATCTGGTCGTATGCTAGGGAAATCTCCTTGCGGATGTCAGACATATTGCAATCCTTTTAAATATTTGTTAACATCCTGTGATAACTTTAGGAGGTGTAAGATGGAAGATGAACTTGAGCCAATCCGTAATGAGCTTGTCGCATTAGCATATCTTGCGTGGGGTAAAGATGAAGACATACCCGACGATATCCAAGAGGCTATTGATGACATTATGGAGCAAATCAGTGATCTCATTGACTAATTCCTGCTTATATATGCGTCTAACAGGCTTTGTGTGAACCGCGCAGCAGCTTCTGGGCCTTGTGTGCGCAGTAAATCCTCGTAAGTGCCGGCTTCGTCAACAAATTGCTGATCCACTAGCTGGCGTAAACGCGGATTACCCATGTACGACTTAATATCTTTTGGAAGCGGCTGTAATTTTCCGGCAGCCGCTTTTGGCAATGCCGTGTCACGCGCCCCAATGATAAATGGAAGCTCAGAGCTTAGCGTAAGGCTGCCGGTGCCTTCTTGTCTCGGCATGAAGGCGCCATACGAAGGGTGATCTTTACTTTTTACCATCTCAGACAGCAAGTCTGGAGAGCTCATGCGATATCCAACGCTTAGAGCCTCAGATTTCACGAGGTCTGGGTTTGTGACAGCAAATCGAGCCGCGCCAACGTCTGGAAGACCTAGCTCTTGCATTTGCGAGCTATCAAAAAACTTAATCAAGCTGGCACGCTGGCCGCCTTTCAAATTTGATAGCCAATCGGCAAACTGTTCACGATTTTTATAGCTTGGGACGTCTTTTAGCTTCGGGAAACGCGCCGCAATTGCATCATCAATCATGCCAAAGCTATTACCGCCCATTGGGCTTGCCTTAATCATTTCGCCGTAAACTTCAGACATGTGCTTAGAAAAGTCGCCAGAACGCTCGCCCATTGGCATATACGCGAGCAGCGCGTCTTCTCCTAGTAATCCAGCGTCATTCAGCGCTTTTTGCTTTGCGCGCATAGCTGTGGGCTCAGATGCCCATGAACCGCGGTTGCGTTGATCCATGTATTCAGGGCCGCCGTATGTCTGTTTGGGGTCTGGCAGGATATAATCGTTTATACGCTCAATAAGTCGATCGTTTGATGTCCGGTCGCCAGTCGCGAAATAGAGCGTTTTACCTTGGATTTGCGAAGGCGTTACAACTGTTGGCCGGTCTAAGTTGCCAAGTAAGCTACCCTCTACTTCATAATTTGAAGGCGCGTTACGGTGTTTCGTCATGGAAAATGGCGAGTAAAGCGCAGGGTCTTTTGCACGACCACCGCCAACGCGCGGCTTGTCGAAGTAATTAGCGCCAGACATGATAAATTTTAAGAGGTCTTTTGCACTTGCCATATCACCACTTCACCTTGTTTGCCCAGTAGGCCGCGGACATCTTGCCCTTGGCTATGTTCTTCGCATGGCGCGCCTTAAACGACTTGCTGCGCGCCGTAGTTTTCTTATCACCGCTGACACCCTGCTGGCCAAAGCGGATCGTCTTAACTTTGTCGCCTTCTTTCGCAACCACGACGTGCGATTTCGTCGGGTGCTTGGGGGTGCGCTTTGGCTTGTTGTAGCCAGATACGCCGACACGAGAT